TTTTTATTAATACAAAATTTATTATTAAAAAAGTTGCAAAAAAATGCTAATTTATAACAATTCTAAATAAGAAAAATTAAAATATATGCGTCAATCGTGCGATTTGACCGAATTCTTTGTGGTGAATAAATCCTTCAATTGCCTTTGGTGCGTGTTGATATCCGTTGCGGTGATGCCAAGAATCAGTCCCACTTGGCGAACGCAAACTTTCAATTGTGCAACCGATAAAATCTTTTGCAATTTTATGGTGAACGTGGTGCGTATAAATATATCTATGTTTCACGTTTGACCATTGCGACGATTCCGAAGCCATAAGCAAAGGAAGATTTTCAAGTTTTGCGCCGTCGCCGTGTGTTGATCCAATTAGATTGTTGTAGTATTTGAAGTATTTACGATGTGAAATCGAAATATCAAATGTAATATTGTCGCAGTCTTTGAAATATGATTCAATCACTTGCGCCAAAAAGAATCCGTTTGTATAATCGTGATTTGAGGGATTGAAAACGAAATGAACGTCGGCAATAGAAACCAACGTTTGTAATACGTCAACATATAATTGCTTTGCCAACATAAAGTTTTCATACCACATTCCGTCCGTGTCTTGGGGCGTTCCGCTTGTTGTTGTTCTTTTTGGGTTGTCAATATGCAAAATATCATTTCCGCCAATAAAAACAATTTTATCAATATTGAATCCGGACGACTTATCCAGGATTCCGCGCACTCCTTCCAAAGTTCGTTGAATTGCAATGCTTGAATTGTATTTTTCGCCCGTTTCCCACTCATTGCATAATTTACCAACGTGAATGTCAGCCGGTGACAATACCAAGCAATGACCCTCATTTGTGTATTGGCGTTCTATTTTAGGGAAAACCGGTGCAAATTGTTTGATGTCTTCAATTAATGCACTCGACAACAATTCAAATTCTTGTATTTCCGCCTCAATATAGTTTGGATTCTTTACGAACAATGACGAATTTTTGTCTTTAAGCCATAAATGTTTTACGTTTTTGTCGTCAATATTTAAGTTTTGACACGCGTCAACAATACCGCTTGAATCGATTTTTCTTTTTAAAGCACGTCTTAAAGTGTCCTTTTCAATATTAGATAAATTTAAGTTGTGTTTTTTTACGATGTTTTGAAAGTTTTCAAGGTGATTTTTTGAAAAATCAATGTCGTCGAAGTAAAGTTTTGAATCCATAAGTTGGTTTTATGGTGCTAAATATACAAAAAAATTATATCTTTTTATAATTTTTTGAATTTTTTAATTTAGAAGTCTTTGATTTTGCGTGAATTCCTGGTCTTTTCTTCTTCGGTTTTTCGATTTTATTAGTTGAATTTATTTGCTTTGCCATAATTTGTGCGTAAAATTGAACGTTAAATGCGGTTTGTTATTGAATGGAATATTCATTTGTAATGAAAATATTGTCTTTGAAGTACCGAAGTTTAAATTCGTAAATAAAAAAGGCGTGTTCACGAAATAAGAAGCACCAACGTTTTGTGAAAATCTAAATTTATCAATCAACAATTTGCGTTGCGATTCAATTATAATGTTTTGTTCGGTTTGTTTTGATTCCAATAATACAATCAATTCGTTTTGTTTTTTGACTTGGTCTTTGCAAACGTCAAATTGAATTAATTCTTTTACAATATTACGGGCGTATTCAATTGGAATTCTTATTATCGTATCGTTTTGACAAAAAGATTTCCAAGTCAGTAGGTTGAAAATGATTAATAGAATCAACGTTCGTTTTTTCATAGTTTGGAATTTGTTGTTTTGCTTGTTTGATTTCAAATTGAATTGAATCTATTTTCTTTTCGCTTTGAATTATATCGTTTTTTTGCGATTTCCCGCTACTTCTAAATAAAATCAACAAAAGTATTATTGAAATATAAATAGCGTCCCTATATCGTAAAATAAGCGTTAAATTCGTCATTTCTTCTTTTTATTAAACCATTAAGAACAACCCCGTTTGCCTTTGTCCATTTCATAAATTCATTTTTTATATTTGGATCGTTCGGGTTTGCATTGACTAATTTTAATAATGTCGATTTTTTAAAGTTTGCAACCCCTACATTATAAGCAAATGAAACCAATGCGTTAAATTGATTTTGTGTTAAGTTAGAAGTCACACTTTGCGAAACTGATTTTGCAAATCGGTCGGCAATTTCTTTGAACATTTCAAAAGCGCGTTCTTTTGTAATTGGTTTGTCAAGCAATGTCACCCTTGTTCCGTCTTCATAGTAAGTATTTCCGTAGCCAATTGTCGGAACTTTTGCTGGGCATAAATAAGGTTTTAAAACCAATCCTTCGTGCTTTGTTATTTGCTTATAACCTTCGTTATTCAGTTTCATTTTTATTCTTTTTATTAGATAATAAATCAAATATTTTTAAAATAGTGTAACAAATTGAAATCGATAAAAGAATTATTTTCAACGTGTTTTCAATATTCGTGAAACTGATTGCCATTGTAATCGTGTTCAATGCGTAAAGTTTCAAATCATTCATTGACATTTTTTGCCTTCATTAAACGTTCTACAATATCGGTTGCGCCTTGAATTGCGACATACATTGTCGCAACAATAACCCAATCCGCACTTTCTATTTTTCCGGCAAATAAACCAAGCGAAGCAATTGTCAAAATCATAAGTTTTCTTGACAACCATTTCGTTAAGAATAAATCTATTTTTTCTTTTCTACTCATTTTTACATTCTTTTTGACAATTTTTTTCGCATTTTTCAGTTTGCAAAGATAATTCTTTTAAAGCATTTATAATTTCATTGATTTCGTGTAAATTATAAACTCCTTTTGTAACTGCTAAATTAATAGCTTGTTCAATTATTTGTAAATTTTTCATATTATTATTTTTTGAAAGGATTATTTATTATTTTTTTAATTGGTTTTTCAATTAAATTAATTTCGTTTTCTAAATTTGTATGTAATCCGTTAACGTCTAATTTTGATTCTAACCAACCAATTACGTCATTTTCTTTTAAATCATTTAAAGCAATAAAATTGTCTTTATTTGGATTTTCAAGTGTTAAAACTCCGTAATTAGAAACTACAATATCATTTTTTATAGCTTCATATCTCCAATGCACGTTATAAACAACGTCTGTTAAATCTTCTACAATAGCTTTGCAATCAAAAGCTGAAATTGTCCATTTATAAGTTATCATATTTTTTTATTTTTATTGATATAAAGGTAAATAAAATTTACTTCCGTTTTCGTCTTCAACTTTTATCCAATTTGTTATAGTAGTTCCGTCAGCAGGTGAACTTTGCATTAAAGCGTTAGAAGCAACTAATTTTGAATCACTACCACCCGCTAAACCAAAATATTCACTTGCTGAATTTGTAAAAACAGCGTCTGTTGATGCTTTAACACCAATCATTGCCCCTGTACCTACGTCAATACCAAATTGCGTAGTTGTATTATCAATCATAAAACCATTATATTCAATGATTCCGTTTAAGATAGTGTCAGTTATATGTAATTTAATTGTACTTCCGTCAGCTATTTTTAAATTTCCGTTAACGTGTAAAGTTTCAGATGGACTTGACGTTCCAATACCAACTTTTCCGTCTGAATCTATTCGCATACGTTCTGAAAAGGTTACTCCGTCAGAAGTTGACAAGTGACCAAAACTATGAATAGTATTAGTAGGCGTATAATATCTTAAAGTTGAAGTTTCAATACCAAAACCTGCTCTATCATTTCCACTTGAATATATTGATAATTTTTGACCTGTTGAAGAACCTAAATCTAATTTTGTTATAGGTGAAGAAGTTCCAATCCCTACATTTCCAATAGAAGTAATCCTCATAGCTTCACTAAAGGTACTTTCTGAATACTTATTAGCTAATGCATAACCAAAAGTTAAATCACCTATAGTGTTTTGTATTTGAAAAATACGAGCGTTTGGAGTACCTCCTGATGGTCTATAAAATCTTAAAGTTGGCTCATCACCCACTTTTAGTATTTTTACAGCTGGTATATTAGCAAAACCGCCAAAATCAAATGAAGCTGAACCACCAATCCCAACATTTGTTCCATCATCAAAAATAATACTATTTTCAAGCGCGGTTGTTCCGTTAAATCTTGGAATATAATTATCAGTACCGCTTCCGCTTATTCCGCCAGTAATTGTTAAATCGCCACTTCCTAAAATACTATTTCCGTTTATTGTTTTGATATTAGTTCCGGAAACAAGCGTGTTTTGTTTTGTACTTAATCCGTTGTCAACGTAAGTCTTAACCGCTTTTTGAGTTGGAAATAAAACGTCACTTGTTCCCAATGTAGTCGTTGCCGATTTGTTTGCGGTATTTTCTTTGTCCGAATATAATTCAGTAAAATTGTCGTTGGTTTTTATAAAACCATTTCTTAAAGAATCCCCCGTTCCGTCATTTGGATTCGTTCCAACGTTTATATTTTGTTGTGCCATAATTTTATTCTATGTCAGTCGTTATGTTTGTGTTGTCAATTTTTATTTTTGAATCCGAAACTAATATCAATACGGATTTTATTTTATTCTTTACAATTTTAATCGTGTCAAAAATCGAAAATGCTATTTCAAAATCTATTTTCATTTTTTATGTAATATGAACAAAGACCGGATCGTTTTGGTCAAGTTCGGTTTCAAATTTACAATAAATGTGTGAATTTCCAACGTAAACATTAAAAACTTCTTGACCAAGTGTAATTGTTTTAAATAAAACAAAATGCGTATTGTCAACACTAATGTAAAAATAAATATATTGCTTATAATCTTTTAAACCTTTACACGTTATTGTATGTAATCCGTTAACGTTTCGAGTTGTTGACGTTGTGTTCGTTGTTACTCCGTTTAAAAGTGTGTGCATTTTTCAAAAATATTTTTAGTTTTTTTATGTTTTCTTCCGTTCTTTTGTCAACTTTTCTTCTCATATTAATAAGGATTATCTAAATACCATTTTCCGCAAATCATTTTTGACTTTAAAGGATTCACAATATTGTTTGAATTTGAAACATATTCCGGCAAATGATATTTGCAAAGCCAACGTTCCAAACGTGATTCGTACATTTCCATTTTTAAACGTTGATTTTGCACTAAATAGTCAACCTCAACTTTGTCAATCGATGTCGAGTCCGCCGGATTGTGTTTTGAAATTCCGCCGTTGTTAATTTGATACGCACCATAAAGCAAATATTCCATTGCTGACCCGTGAATGATGTAAGGTTTCAAATAATCTTCATATAATTTCAAATAATCACCGGTTAAATCGTCGTTTTCGAAGTCTTCGCAAATCTTATTGTAAAGAGTTTCGCCCAAAACTTCTTCAACTCTAATGCGTTGAAAGTCAGCAATTGACACAACGTATTTATCAACGTCAATATTTCCGCCCAAAGGCGTATTTTTTGTCAGTTCGTCTTGTCTTAATAGTATAGTTGTCATTTTATTTTCTATAATTTGGATCTAATGACCAATAGTTGTTTTTTGATTCGGCAACTTGCGCGACCTCACTTGGATTTTGTGGCAACCTTGCCCCCGCCCTTTCGCTTGGGTCTAAATCATTAATGATTCGGATTGCTTCGCTTACTGAAATCGATTTGTTGTTTCGTTTCAAATAAATTTTTCTTAACCAAAAATGCTGACAATTAACACCACCTTTATATAAAAATAAATTGTAAGTGTCCGATCCACCCGCACCAAGTCCAGGATTAATATTTGCGTTTTCAGACGCAAACAAAATGTCTTCTTTGCGATAAACCTTTGACGCGCTTACCATTTTACGACAAAATTCGCGTGAATTTGCACTTGCGTTCAAAGGTGCATATTGATAGCGCACTTTGAACAAATCATTGTCTTGTTCGCTTGTTACGTTTGGAAACGATGTCGGAACGGAAGCCAATTTCAAAGTCAATTCAGTTATTTCGGGCATTCCTTGTTGAGTGCGTTCGTCAATCAATTCGTAATTTTCTAAATCTTCGCTTTCACCTAATTCAATTAATGCGTCCGCAATTTCATTAAAAACCGCGTCGTCTTCCTTTGAGTGATTTCCGCATTGCAAATGTAATTGTTGAATCGGTGCGGGTTGACTTGTAAACATTGCCCTCGCAACCTCAACCGGTAACGTCAAGAATTGAACAAGGAAAACAATTGCTTGTTCTTCCGTCAAAATTCCTTCTTTTACTTTCGCGATAATGTCAACCGCACTTGAAATTTGCGCACCATTGTACGAAACTTTTGAATCAACCAAATTGTCAACTTGTTCTTCGACAACGTCACTTGCATTTAGATTCAAAAAGTCAAGCGAAATTGTAATATTATTAACCGCGAAAACGTCTTCCAACGCGTCGCAAATAATTTCTTGTTTTGGTCTTATAACCTTTTCCATTAATTCAGAAAACGCAACCGCGATTTCGTCCGCATTTGAAGAAAATCCCGACGCTTCTTTAACACCCACCAACATAGGCGATGTCAATTTGTGCGATGTCATAATTTGTTGACGCGCTTCTGAAGATAAAAATTGATATTGTGAATGTGCGTCGCTAACTTCCAACGGCGCAATTGTGATTTCCGAATCTTTGTTGTCGTTCCAATTCAAAAAGAATTTCCCAGCGTTTGAAGATCCGGTCAAATGTTTGCGAATTTCCGCAGTATTTTGACGAATTTCGTCTTCCGACATTTGAACGCCGGTATTCATATTTATAACGTGGCCGAATGATAATCCGTTTTGAATATGATTCACGCAATAGTTTGCAATTTCCGCTTCCAAAGTTGAATAAGGAAGACCGGAAACATAACTTGGATTTGCATAATAAAATTGTCCAACTTGGTAGTCGTGAATTACAAAGATTTCACTTCGTTCACCTTTTGATTTTTCACCATATCCGAACGCGTCAAAACGTTCCGGTTTGTATTTGTTTACATTCCTAAAATCATAACTAAAATAATACCCAACAATTTCGCCTTCTTCGTTTGCGATTTCCGGTGCAACGCATTGTTTTGGTAAATGAAAAACTTTTGTTATTTTATTGTCAAAATATTTTATTTCAAAAGACGCTTCGCCAAACATTTCGAAATCCTTTACGATTTTACGCAAATCTTTTTTTGAAATCATTGAAACAACGTTCGCCCACTGCGAAGGTTGTCTTAATTTGTCCTTTGAAGTCAATCCTTTTCCATAAATAAATTGTGAATAAGAATCAATGATTGCCGAATTTGTAGGCGATCCGTTATAAGCGTCAATAATATCATAATAAAATTGATTTTTGTCGCCATTTAACACCCACTTTTTGCCCGAAACTTCTTTGATTTCCGGTCTTACATAATTGGCAAGTTGTAAAATTTGAATATTGTTTTCCATTTTTATATTTTTAAAACACCCTTTGTCAATTTGAAATTTTCCAAATCGGTTTGAGTTGTTGCATAAGATTTTCCACGATACAACAATTGGTCGTCTATTATGTCGAAAATTTCAATGTCCGAAGATTCACCTTCAACAAATACCTTTTCAAATTCTAAAATCATATAATTTCCGTCTTGTAAAGCGGGAATTTCAAATGTTTCGATTGTGTCTTTTAATTCGTTTCTAATTTTCAAAACAACAACCTCGCATTGCTTTCTTGGAATGCAACGTAAAGAATGATTTTCGTCGATTGGGTTAAATACTACCATATTAAAATAACAAAAAAATTCAAAATGTAACATAAAAAAAACGCACCTCAAATAAATGAAGTGCGTCTTTTACAAAAAATGAACAATTTATGAAACCACTACGTCCGAAACGATTGCTTTTAAAGCGGTTTTTGTCGTATTGTCAAGGAATGGTGAATTGTCTTTTTCCTCTGCGTTGATTGTAAGTGTGAAACCACTTAAATCAGCACTTGCGCCCCCAGAAACTTTTGTCATATTTGACATAGTACCATTAAAAGCACCCACATAAACAATGTTTCCGTTGTAATCTTCAACAAAAACACTCGGTCTTCCCGCACAAATCAATTGACATTGTGCTTGTAGATCCGCCGATAATTTAGGAAGTGTTACCGCCAACGCTTGGGCAACAAAGAAAGTTCCGTTGTCTTCCGAAGAAGTACCGGTTTCAGTCAAAGTGTTTGTTGTTGCTTTTACTTCGTATTTGAAAACTTCGTCCAAAGTTCCCAATGAAGTAACAACGTGCGTTGCAATTGTAATTCCAAAATCTTCAGCAGTTCCATTTGCGAAATAAATTGATTTTATTCCGCCTTTTTGGTCTTTACAATTTAATAAACGACCTTTTGAAACTAAACAAGACATATTTTTTTATTTAAAAGTTAATTTAATAAACCGCGACTTTTCAATCGCGGTTTTTTATTTATTGATTAGTCTTCATAAGTTAACCAAACAATCTCACTTGGGTTGTAGTAACCAACACCCGCAGAATAAACAACTTTTCCACGAACTTTTCCAGTTAATAAACCGATTGAATCTTCGTCAACAAGTGTGAAAGTGTTGTAGTCAGCTAAAAGACCCGTTCCGAAAACAAGGTTTTTCTTTTCGAAAATAGCAACAGTGTTGTCAGGTAATCCGTTAACAACTTGAATTTGGTATCTTCCGATTGATAAAGCGAAATCAGTATTTCCAAGACCATTTGTAACACCCGCAGTCGCTAATTTAAAAGCATACATTTGAGCAACGTCAGGTGAAACCGCAACTACTAATTCTTTACGTCTTAAAGCGTAAGGAACTGCATTTAAAGCCGGTT